CGCCCTCTTGACGGAAATGCACCATGCAGGAGGCGTAGTAGCTGGTCTTGTCTTCCAACGGCACGGATTTCAAGAATTGGAAGAAGCGGAGTTCGAGGATGTGCCGCTCCGTCAGCTCGTCCTTATATATACGGTCGAAGATGACGCTCTCGAATGCGGAACTTGTGTCTTGGCTATACCGTGGCAAGCCGAGCGACCGGCCGAACCGTCCCGAATAGATGTGGCAGACATTGGCTTGCCAGTCGGACAGCACGGCGATGCCATCCGTTGCCTCGGCATAGGCTTCAGCTTTGCGCAGAGCGGCTTCAAGCAACGTCTGCCGCCCCTCCCGCGTCTCGAAGTCCTGCCCCGACAGCAGCGATTTCAGTTGGTTCCCTTTCTCTTCCATACAAATTGGTTATTTTTCACCATTGCGCGCGACCGCAACATTGCGTACCTTTGCAGCCGTGAAAACAGGTTTGCAAATTTACAACAAAACATCAACATACGCAATGAAACACAACATTATCACCATCATGGCGGCCGCAGCCCTCGCCTCGTGCGGCGGTGCGAGCCAGCAAAACGACAAGAGCGCAATGGAAACAGACAGTTTGACAACCACAAACCTTGAGGCAGGCAAGCCCTGCTCGGTGGAGTTCTGCGGCGTGAGGTTCGACCGCGCCATCAACGGGGCCGACTCGCTCGTGAGCATCAACGAAGACAAACTGCGCTTCGAGGCGGGCGAGAGGATGGACTTCTTCTGCGACCCCGACGAGAAAATCTCGAACAACACTGCGCCAATCCTGCTGAAGGAAATCGACAACACCAAGCCCTTCACCCTCACCGCCAAGGTATCGCCCTCGTTCACCGAGACGGGCACGTTCAACGCCGCCGTGCTCTACATCTACGCAAACGACCGCTTCTGGCAGAAGCTCTGCTTCGAGCAAGACGAGCGCGGCAACCACCGCATAGTAAGCGTGCGCACACAAGGCACGTCGGACGACAACAACCACGACATCGTGCCGCAGGACTGGGTCTATCTGCGCATCTTCTCCGACACGCGCACCGTGGCCTTCTACTACTCCACCGACAAGAAGGAGTGGATAATGGTGCGCCTCTACAAGAACAACTACCCCGGCCGCCTCTTCCTCGGCATCAGCAACCAGTGCCCCAAGGACAAGCGCAGCCACAGCGTCTTCGAGAACCTCACGCTCTCCACCGACAGCGTCGCCGACATCCGCATGGGCAGCTGACGGCACGCTATGCGCAATCATGCGAAAGAGCCTTGACAGCCATAAAGTTGCCAAGGCTCTTTCAGTTCAAGGCAGGCAATAAGCAGCGGCTCGCCCTCGCCATTTCAGCAGTAATTCATAGCATAAACATACACTTCGCCCGCCATGCTTCTCATAATATTTGAGAAACGTGGCGGTTTATTGTTTTATCTTTGAAAGACCTTGCCGTGCGCCCAATGGCTGAACATGGCGAGGGCGACCGTCAGCAGGCAGACGGCGAGGAACGAGACGAGGAAGTCCATCTCTTTGTATGGCACGATGCCGAAGGCGATGCCTTGACAGAGATAGACATCGTAGCTTATCTTCGTGAGGAAATCCACGCGCTTGCTGGTGAACACGCGGACATAGGCGAACATGGCGAACATCAACAAGAGCCACAAGTATCTTGAGCCTTTCAGCAGTTTCGGCAATCCGCCGCCAAAGTGAAGATACGCCAAAACGAAGGCGACGGAGAACAGGGCGAGGGCTATCCGAACCCAATGCACCTTGAGCAGCTTCAGCAGCGGCTCTTCGTACCGCTTGTACGCCGCGCCGACGAACACCGCCAAGTCCGAACCAATCATATACCCCGGTGCATTGAGAAGTTTCAGCGCGACGACCGTCGCCAGCGAATAGACCAACAGCAGTGCCAAGAAAGCCTTACCCCCTTTCGCAAGGCTTGCGCAAAGGTAAAAGCCAACATAAAGAATAGCGATAACCACGACAAACCAAGAGAATGGCAGCGGATACCAGCAACCTGCTATGGTTGACCACAATTTGTCAATCCGCCCAATCACAAGCAGCCCCGCGATGTACATCAGCACGGGCAGGATGGTAGGCGTGAACAGCCGCCTCAACCGCAGCGGAAGCTCGCGCAGCCGAAGTCCCTTAGAGCCTCGCTTGCACTCCAGCCCATAGCCCGAAATGAAGAAGAACATCATCACGACAGGCCCGCCGAGAGCGCAGAAGTCCCCGTCGAAAGGCCACGGCCAATCCGTGCGCTGCGCATGATGGTGAAGGATGATGAAGAACGGAAGAAAGGCTTTCAAGAAATCGCAGCGCTGCTTGGTGCAGGCGTTGGCAGTCCTTGTGCCAAAGAACAATGCCCAAAGGGCGAACAGGACGGTAATGGTGCGCATGGCGGCTTCACTCGTTTTACAAATGCCAGTGAAGTCCCCTTGCCCGGCGTGTGGTAGTTTCTTATCGCATGAAAAACGTGGGACCGACCTCCGCTCGTCCGCGATTCGAGGCCTACCACAGCCTTTGCCGTTAGACGAGCAGAGCGATACCCACGCCGTAGGAATATAAACAGCCCATAAGTGTGCCGTGAGGGCATGGTTAGCCCTCGGCACACTACGGGAACGCTTATAAACATACCCGTGCGCACACCTCTGCAAGGCTCTCAACGGCAAATTCGATTGTGGTAGTTCCGAATCGTCAAGTAACCAAGCGTTGATGACGCTTTCCTTTTTCAATATGTCATCTCTCCCGCCCGCCATCAGCACTCGTCATGCGGAGCGGCGTGGATAAGACGGCTGCAAAGGTAGGCATTTTTGTTGGCAATCAAACAACTGTCATCGTTTTTCTACACATTCGGTGATGATTTTCGAGGAAAAGCGGCGGTTCATCCTCGCCAAATCCGCCAACGGATAGATTCAAATCCATAACAGGGCGGCTTTGAAGAGATACGCTTCTCACCACACAAGACATACGTATGTCGCCATATATGAGATACGTATGTCATACCCTATGAGATACACATCTCATTTTTCGGCGGATTGTTGCGGCGAGCGATTACTTGTGCAATTCAGCCATTTTGAGTAACTTTGCACGGATTTTCAGAAAGAAGCAACAATGACCAGCAACGACACAATCTGCGCCATCGCCACGGCTGGGGGCGGCGCGATAGGGATTATAAGAATATCGGGCGGGGAGGCGATAAGCATTGCCGACAAGATTTTCATGCCTGCCGCGAAAGGAGGCGAGCCGCTGAAAGAAAGGGAAGCCAACGTGATAACGTTTGGACGAATAATCGACAAAAACGGCGAAGTGGTTGACGACGTGCTCGTGAGCCTCTTCCGCGCTCCGCGTTCCTACACGGGCGAGGACTCGGTGGAAATCTCGTGCCACGGCTCGCGCTACATCCTCGAAAAAGTGCTGCGCCTGCTCATCGAGAACGGCTGCCGTCAGGCCACGGCGGGCGAATACACGCAGCGGGCGTTCCTCAACGGCAAGATGGACTTGAGCCAAGCCGAGGCCGTGGCCGACCTCATCGCATCGCAGTCCGCCGCAACGCACCGCATGGCGATGAGCCAAATGCGCGGCGACTTCTCGTGCCGCCTGTCAATGCTAAGAGAAAAACTACTGAAACTGACCTCGCTCATGGAGCTTGAGCTCGACTTCAGCGACCACGAGGAACTGGAGTTCGCCGACCGCACGGAGCTGAAAGTCCTCACCGCCGAGATTGAGGCGGAGGTGAGCCGCCTCGCTGGTTCGTTCCGCCTCGGCAACGCGCTGAAGAACGGCGTACCGGTGGCGATTGTGGGCGAGACGAACTCCGGCAAATCTACGCTGCTGAACGCCCTCGTGGGCGAGGAACGCGCCATAGTGAGCGACATCCACGGCACCACGCGCGACGTGATTGAGGACACGGTGAACATCGGCGGCATCCTCTTCCGCTTCATCGACACAGCCGGCATCCGCGACACCGCCGACACGATTGAGACACTCGGCATAGAGCGCACGTTCAAGAAGATACGCGAGGCGGAAATCGTGCTTTGGCTCATCGACGCAACCCATGCCGAAGAGCAGTACGCCGCCCTCGAAGCGAAGATTCTTCCGCTCTGCGGGGGTAAGAAACTCGTGGTAGTGCTGAACAAGAGCGACTTGGCGCAGGACTGCGAAACCGCCCTGACAACGCTCCGAAACCGCCTTGACAACGATGCGAAACTGGCCGTTCCGTCATCCGAAACGGCAACCCCCGTCAAGCCTTTTGATAGCGATAATTCCGCCGTCGGCAACGCTCCCGTTTCGGAAACGACACCCACATCGGGGCAAGCTGACATCCACCTCGTCTCCATCTCGGCGAAGCAGCGGACAAACCTGCCGCAGCTGTGCCACCTGCTCGTCTCGTGCGCCAGCCTTGCGGACACGGGCTGCGACATCATCGTCAGCAACCTCCGCCACTACGAAGCCCTCACCCGCGCCCTCGAAGCCCTCCGCCGAGTGCAGGGCGGTTTAGCAACGCAACTCCCAACCGACCTCGTGGCGCAAGACCTCCGCGACTGCCTCTCCGCCCTCGCCGAAATCACCGGCGGCGAAATCACCTCCGAGGAGACGCTGCAAACCATATTCTCAAGGTTTTGCGTGGGAAAATGACAGTCAAAGTCGGTTGTGCAAATCAAACCATAGAGCGATACAACTTGTGCAAAATAAACTCACTGTTTGTCGCAAGTGTTAAAAATAAGGGTTGGAAGTGATATTTTACTATAGTTGTGTTTGAGTTGTCGTTTATTTGTTGTTATTTTGTTGCTCAAAAATAATCAGCAACAAAAATAGCAGCAAAAAGAATGAAGACAAAGAAAGATTCGGTAAGGCTTCGGCAACGTGCGCAAGCGACAGGCAACGTGTCGCTATACCTCGACATCTACATTGACGGGCGGCGGTCATACGAATACTTGAAGCTATACCTTATCCCCGAAAAGACGAGGGAGGACAAGCAGAGGAACAGGGAAACCCTTAAACTCGCTGAAGCGATAAGGGGCAAGCGGCTCGTGGAGGTGCAAAACGGCAAGTTCGGCTTTGAGTCGGGCTTTAAGCTCAACACGAACTTTCTCGAATATTACAGGCATCTGTGCGAGGAGCGGCTTCACAACCCTGCCTCGCGCGGCAATTGGGGCAACTGGTACAGCGCGATGAAACATCTCGAAAGGTATTGCCGCCGCGATATGACCTTTAAGGAGGTAACGCCCGAATGGATACAGGGGTTCAAGGATTACCTCAACCGCACGGCGAGGGTCAAGGACAGGCGCAAGACGATTGACACGGATATGGACGCGAAGCCGCTCTCACAGAACAGCAAGGTCAGCTATTTCAACAAGCTAAGGGCTTGCGTCAACCAAGCGTTTGAGGAGGGCATTATTCCTCGAAACCCCTTGCGTGGCATCGAGGGCTTCAAGGCGGAGGAAAGGGAACGTGTGTATCTGACATTGGGGGAGGTAAGGGCTTTGGCTGCTGGCGAGTGCCATTACCAAGTGCTGAAACGCGCTTTCCTTTTCTCGTGTCTGACAGGGCTGCGGAAGAGCGACATTGAGAAGATGCGCTGGGGAGAGGTCAGACAGGAGGGCGAATACACACGCATCGTGTTCAAACAGAAGAAAACCTGCGGACAGGAATACCTCGACATAAACTCACAGGCGGCGCAATACCTCGGAGAGCGTGGCGAGGATGAAGCGTTGGTGTTCGGCGGCTTCCGATACTCTGCTTATATGCTGGTGGAGTTAAGGGCGTGGGCTTTGCGCTGCGGCATAACAAAGCATATCACGTTCCATACGGGGCGGCATACATTCGCAGTCCTTATGCTCGACCTCGGCGCGGACATATACACGGTGCAGAAGCTCCTCGGTCATCGTGAAATCAGAACTACGGAGATATACGCCAACATAATGGATAAGAAGAAACAGGCGGCGGTGTCGATGATACCTGACATACTGCCGTCCGTCAAAGAGGATTAAGGAATAAAAAAGCGCACAGGGGCAATGTGCGGCTCTCTGTGCGCTTTTTCTTATTTGTCTGCTGTCATTATCTGACCCTGCCCCGTCAAGAGCCACAGGGCTGAAATATGGTATTCCTTTACGAGGTAGGTAAGCCACGCCACTTGGAAGATGTCGCGCGTGTGGTCTTTCTCCAATGTGAACATATTGCGGCGGTTTATGTCGTGTTCCCTCGTGAATGTCTGCTTGCCCCTTATAACCTTTTTATCTTTGAGGTATTGCAGAGCCTCGAAGAAACGGCTTACGACCTTTTGGCTGTCCGCTGTCTGCATAGCGTGTCTGATTTTGCGGTTGCTTGGGCGAATGTGGCGTTTATCCGTTCCGTGCGGTCATCTGACAGGGCTTGCCATTTCGACAGCGTGTCGGGGCTGAAATCAGGTCTGCGCCCTACTGTCAGAGCGTCCTCGAACTCCTTTATTTCATCGCCCGACATAAACGGTATGTAACGGTCAAGGTCAAGCAGCGTTTGGATATGATGCACCGCTTCGCGTTGGAGGTCGAACAGCTTTCCTATTTCAAGCATAGAACCCTCGCCGAAGAGAAACCACCGCGCGTTGATTTCGGGAAACGTGGAAAGGATTGTCAAGACAGGCTGCAAGCCAAAGTTCTCTCCGTTCAACAACTTTGTCAGATATTGCGGCGACCAGCCTAACATTTCGGCAAACGGCGTTTTCTTTCCGTTGGTCTTGTATCTGATGATTTCCAAAAGTCTTTTGTTCATTGCTGTTTGTCTTTTAATTTATAGGCTTTTGTCAGACGGTCTTGCATCCATATCATATCACGGCTTTGTAGGTTCTCAGACAGGGCGAGTTCGATATACTTGATTTCACTGTCGTAATCTTTCCGTTTTCTGTATAGGATGACCAGCCTTTCATAACTGTAATAATAATTGTTTATCCGCATCAAAGTTGCAGAGCGTCCGTGTTCCACGGCTTGCTTGTAACACTCAATAGCCTTGTCGGGGTCGTTGGCTTTCTCCGCATCAATACCTCCTCGTTGATAACCGTAAAGGATGTTGGCTTGTCGCTCCCATTCCTTATTCTCTTCTCTTATGGCATTAAATTGTATCGTCTGTTCTTTTTCTATTGCGTCCAAACGATTAAAAGCCAATCTCACACGGTCAGCTTTTGCTATTAGTTGTTTTTGCCGTATTCTATTTGAATATAACAGAACAGCAATAATTACAAGCAACAGTATAATAACAGTCATTTCCATATTGCCTATTCTTTCTTGTACTTGCCCAAGATGTTGCCATCTGTTGGATTGATGATTTTTACTCCTTTTATTGGTGGTTGACAAGCGTCTCCATATATTGACCACGCCTTTTGGTCTGCCGAAGAATGCAAGTCTTTGACAGCTATGACACAACACAAATAGCCGTAATCGTCTATGTAAAAACTTTGCAACACGAACCTCGGCAACCCATCAACCTTTATAGCTTCCGTGCATTCCGCCTGTTCATCGGGGTTTATTTGTTGGTCGCCACACGCTATCAACAAAACCCCAATAGCGATGCATAGCATTATCTTTTTCATTGCCGTTGTCGTATTCAGTTTACTTTGTCCGAACCCGTTATGAAGTCCACCATTTGGGCGATTTTATCCAACGCTTTCTCTGTCAGCCTGCGCTGCGCCGCCATTTCCTCAAGCATCGCTTGAATGGTCTTGAATGAGTTTACCTCTTGGGCGTTGCCGCAGACCGCCACGCTGCCGTCCGTTGCATAGGCGGAGCTTGGGGCTTCGATGAAATACGATGGGCTGACGTTGAAGAACTCCGCTATCCTCTTCAACGTGGTAAGCTCGCAGCTGTCGCGGGCGTAAATCTTCCGCAGCCCCGTGTCTGTGATTTCGATGTACGAACACAGGTCTTTAACCTTTTTGTTCTGCCCCGCAAGGAGTTGCTGTATCTTCTCTTTGAGCATAACTATTGTTTTGTTTGTAAGTTAAAAATATATAATTATATATGAAATCAGAACTTTTATTGCGTGTAATCAGAATTAAAGTTTTATCTTTGCATCACATTAAGATTTAATTTCCGCACAAAGTTACGGAATTATAATCAAACAAAGAAATAAACCGATAAGTAAAATTATAAATTTATTGATAATTAAGTTTATGGAACAAGCAGTTTTCAAAACACCCTGCCAAATCGACCGCGAGAAGCGCGACAAGGCAATCTATGACGAATACAACAGCCTTATGGCTATAGATGGCCAGAGCGCGACTGTTGTAACAGAACACCTTATGGCAAAGTACGGCATCCACTCACAGGCGACAATCTATGTGATACGCAGGCGTGTGGCTGACCGTCTTAACAGAGAGGAGGGCAAGGCATGAAACGGCATTCTTCATTCGTCTGCTGGGCTGCTTATATAGCGGTCGGGCTGTGGGGCGTGGTCTCGTTCTTGGTTCTCGTCGGCGAGAGCGACTTACAGCACCCTATGACACCCACAAGGTTCTTTGCGCTTAAAGCCGCCGCGCTCGTAAGTCTGTACGCTTGCTTCAAGGTCTTTGGGCTGTTGGAGCGCAAGGGCTTGTTGCCGTCCATCATCTTAAAAATGACACAAGAGGAGGACTGACTATGGGCGAAATGGAACAAATCAACGAAAGGCTTGACCGCATAGAGCGGATAACCTTAATCAGCGCAAAGAGCGTCCTCGACATCAACGAAGCAGCCACTCTCACAGGTTTAAGTGTTGGGCATATATACCGCTTGACATCGAGCCGACAGATACCGCATTTCAAGAAGAACCGCAAGCTCTATTTCAAAAAGTCCGAATTGGAGGACTGGCTGATGGAGCAAAAGGTTATGACCGATGAGGAGGCGGACAGCAAGGCAACAACATACATCGTAACCCACAAAAGACATTGAGCAATGAGACTAACCGCAACAACAGCAGAGTTCGATGTATGGATTGCAGACCATTACCAAGAACTCAAAGAAGAGATAGGCTCGCGGGGCTATCTCGATGAGGACATCTTTCACGACACGTATTTAGCCCTTTTGGACGCGCTGACACCCGACATAGGCGTAAGGCATTATCAGCGGCTCTTCAAGGCGACATACAGAGAGCTGCGCCGCAAGGAGCTGTCAGCGTCTTACAGAATGGTAACGCCGTCCGACATCTTCTTTAAGCTCCTCGCAGACGATGCACCGCAGGAAGAGGAAGCGCAACAGCCGCGTGTCAGAGTATCAGCGGAGGAGGTTAAGACCTATGCCGCCAAGACATTCAAGAAGTCCGACTTCGTGATATTTCAACTGCGATACTTCAATGATATGTCGCTCTCGGCAATAGGCGATTACATCGGGCGCAGCACAGGGAACATCTGTGTGCGAGATGCTTATATCAGAGAGCGGTTGAGGTTTCACTTCGTATCATAATCATTCATTTTCAACTAAAAATAACAGCAATGAAACTCAAAGTATTCAAACGAGAGAACAGCAGAGCGACAGCCGTTGGGTTGCGCACTCTGTCTGTCAGGCGCAAGGCGCACAATGTGACGCTATCCGTCTTGTTTTGCAGGCAGGAGGGCATTCGGACGGATGACACCACATTCGCCCTGCTTTCCTTTGACACGGACAGCAAGAACGATTGGTATATCGCCATCGGCAACTTCACGGACGGCTTCAGAATCTGCTCGAAAAACAACAAGACGAACAAAGCCGTATGTGGCAAGTCTTACTATTTCGCCTGCGGCGACACGGCGAGCGTGTTGCTTGACGCGGCGAAATGCAAGAGCTATGGGATGTTCCTTGTGTCAGAGAGGGCGCAGGAGATAGACGGCGTGAAGTGGTATAAAATTATAACATCAAAGCCCGTAAGGACAAAATAATAATCATTTAATCAATTCCAACAATGGAACAAGAAATCATCGAAATCAGACAGGCTGATATGCTCTCGGCTATCAACCGTGCGGAGGTTGACATTCAGATTGCCACCGCAAAACAGTACCCACGCGACATCTCGCGGGTGTTGAACCAAATCAAGACCTACGCCACTATGGATATGGAAACGGCGGAGGACTGCTTCTATGCATTGCGCCGTGGCAAAGGCTCGGACGCGCAGGTCATCGAGGGAGTGAGTGTGCGCCTTGCGGAAATCATCGCTGGGGCTTGGGGCAACCTCCGAGTTCAGACGCGCATCATCGGCAACGATGGGCGCACCATCACGGCGCAGGGCGTGTGCCACGACCTTGAGACAAACCTTGCCGTCTCTGTCGAGACCAAGCGGCGCATAACCGACAAATACGGCAAGACTTATTCCGAGGATATGCAAGTCGTGACAGGCAACGCCGCAAGCGCGATAGCATTCCGTAACGCCGTCTTAAAGGTTGTCCCCAAGGCGGTAACGAAGAAAGTCATCAACGAGGTTAGGGCGGTCGCCCTCGGTCAGTCCATAGACCTTGAGACGCGCCGCCAACGCCTTGTCGGTTACTTTGCGCAGATTGGCGTAACGCAGTCGGAGCTGTTTGCCTATTGCGGCGTGAAGAGCCTTGACCAGATAGACACGGAAATGGTCTTTGAGTTAAGAGGACTCGCCAACGCCATAAAGGAGGGAACAACAACCGTTAAGGAAACATTCAAAGCCAACACCGCCGACAGCAACAAAATCGCTGCCGAGGCGAAGAGCAAGAGCGAAGCCGCAAAGAAGCGTGTGGAGGGAGCAATGGCACAAGCCGTTACATCTGACACACAGGGCGGCAAGCAGTCAGAGACGGCGGCGACCGCCGAAGCCAAGACCGTGACCGTTGACACGGAAACAGGCGAGATAAAGAACGAACCTAACAATTAACAGCAATGGAAATACAGAAACAAAACGTCATCAAAGCCTATAACGGAGCAGATGACAACGGGAAGCTAATGTTGGAAACTCTGTTCCCCGACATCTGCTTTACGGACGAAAGGAAGCAACGCCCTATCATGGAGCGAGTAAAGACCTTTGAGGACGCTTGCGAAGAGTTAGGGCTGACAGAGCAAGCCGTAACGGAACAATGGGACAACGCAAGACTTGATATGCCCGATGAGGTGGCGTATCAGAAACTCCGCATCATCTGTGCCGCCTTGAATGAGGGTTGGCAACCGCAGTTCACGGAAGACGAGGAGCGTTGGTATCCGTGGTTTCTCCTATGGACGGATAGCGAGCTGTCAGAGAAGACCGAGGAGGAAACGCGACCACTCTCTGATAATGATACAGAGCGAATACGTTGGCGAATTTGCGGGCTTCGCTTATGCGTACTCGCATTACGCTCCCTCGTGTACGTATGCGTCCTTCGGCTCTCGCCTTTGCTTAAAGAGCGAAGCGTTAGCCGACTACTGCGGACGGCAATTTGCGGCTCTGTGGGCTGACTTCTATCTAATCCGTAAGTGACATAACAGCGAGAGGGGTTCGACCCTCTCGCGCCTTTTTACAACCCAAACAAACAGTTTATTTTATGAGTGTAACAATCATCAGACCCAAAGACCGCAACGAATGGCTGCAATACCGAGAACAGGGCATCGGGTCATCAGAGGTCGCAACAATCCTCGGACTTAATCCATGGGAAACTCCGTATCAGTTATGGAGGAGAAAAAAAGGGCTTGACGCGCCAAAGGAAGAGAGCTTTGCCATGCGGGCAGGTCATTATCTCGAAGATGCCGTGTCGCGCTTTTTCAGTGACGAGACGGGCAGGGAAATCATCAAGCGCAGCGCGATAGATTGGCTCGCCGTGAACGCCGACAAGCCTTATATGCGTGTCAGCCCCGACCGCACCTATTGGCTGTCGGGAGAGAAACACAACGACAAGAACAAGGGCATTCTCGAATGCAAGACTACACAGATGCGTATAGACGCGGACGACCTCCCCAAGCACTGGTTCTGTCAAGTGCAGTATCAGCTCGGCGTGGCGGAGATGCAACAGGCAAGTCTCGCTTGGCTGTCATCGGGCAGGGAGTTCGGGTATAAAGACCTCGCTTTCGTCCCCGATTTCTTCCAATGGATAGAAGAGGAAGTGACGCGCTTTTGGACTGACAACATACAGGGCGGCACAGAGCCACAGGCTCAATCCGTGGAGGATGTGCTGCTGCGTTATAACAGACACACGGACGGCAAGGTCGTGGAGGTCAGCGATGAGATATTTACTGCCTGCAACGACCTCAAAGCCCTTAAAGAGGAGATGGCGCGGCTTGACGAGCGGAAAGAGGAGCTTGAAGCGAAAATCAAGATGTGCTTCGCCGATGCCGAGGCTATCAGTTACGGCGGTCAGACGATAGCCACTTGGAAAGCACCCAAGCCAAGCGAGCGGTTCAACGCCAAGGCATTCCAAGCCGACCACCCCGAAATGGCAAAGCAATACCTTACCACGACACAGGGCGCAAGGCGTTTCCTGCTGAAATAAAAATCACTTATATAAGACAGAGAGGACACGGAAGTATGTACACGGTCAGCAACTATCAGATGGACTACATCAAGAAATACCTCGGTATTATGATAGACCTCCTGCAACCCACCGACACCAAGTCATACAACACGCGCAGGATGGCTCAAAACCTCCTGCGGAAGTTGGAAGCGAGACAGCCGCTTCCACAGTCCGCTCTGTCTGATCGTTAAGGGCGTTATTTTTTTGCCGATGATGTGCTTACAGAGTAAGCCGACAGATAACCGAATAAATGACATCAGACCAAACAACAAGCACCGTCTATGGATTGGAACACGGAAACGGTTTCAAGCGCAAGCTGTTATGCGTGGTTAGTCCTAAGGACGTGCTTTTTCCTTAATCAGAGTAACAGCAATGATTACGTTAAGAGAAAATCAGACAGAGCCGATACGGAAAGCCATTGAGTTCTTCCGTGAAGCGAACCCCAAGCCGTCATTGATAGTCTTGCCGACCGCTTGGGGCAAGTCGATACTGACCGCATACGTTGCCAAGAACTGCACAGACAGGATGATAGTCTTGCAGCCGTCAAAGGAGCTGCTTGAACAGAACTATCTGAAATACGTCAATCTGTGTGGCGACTTCGGCTTAAACGCGGGCATTTACAGCGCGAGTTTCGGGCGAAAGGACATCGCACAGATAACTTATGCCACTATCGGCTCAATAAAGAGCCTTGGGGCGAAGTTTAAGGCTATGGGCTTCACGAAAATGCTGATAGACGAGGCGCACCTTTTCCCACGCGAAGCGGACAGTATGCTTGGGACGTTCCTTAAAGACAGCGGCATAACGCACGTGTTGGGAATAACGGCAACCCCCGTGAAATTGCAGACGAACCGTGACAGAGAGGGCAACACGTTCTCGAAACTTGTTATGCTGACATCGCGCAGCAAGAAAGGCAATTTCTTCAAGGAGATAATTCACGTCGGGCAGGTCAGCGAAATGGTGCGCCTCGGCTATTGGAGCAGGCTCGTGTATGAATCCCCTGCCTTTGACGGCAGCAAACTCGTGTTCAACACCTCGAAGTCGGAATACACGGAGGAAAGCGTACAGCTCGCCTATGAAGCCAACGGAGGCATGCAGTCAATCATTGACGCGATAGACCGCCACCCAGAACGCAAGCACATCCTCGCCTTTGCGCCGTCTGTCAGTGACGCGCAGACACTCGCCGCCCAATACCCCAACTCCGCCGTCATTTACGGCGACATGAACAAGGCGGAGCGCGAGGAGGTTATACGGCGTTTCAGAAACGGCGAAATCCGTGTCATCTTCAACGTGAGGGTGCTATCGACAGGCTTCGATTACACAGGCATCGACTGCATCTGTCTTGGGATAAGCACGGCATCCATCGCCCTTTATTATCAGATTATCGGACGCGCCACACGCATTGACGCAAATAAAAAAGACGCTCTTATTATAGACCTCGGCGGCAACGTAAGCCGCTTTGGGCGTGTCGAGGACATAACCTTTGAACAGGGGCGTATGTGGCGTATGTTCGGGTCGGGCGGTCGGCTGTTGTCGGGCATACCGATACACGACATAGGCAACTACACGAGAGAGGACGCGCGGGCTGTTGACGCGAGAGCCGCTGCGCCTATCCTTATTATGCCTTTCGGCAAATACAAGGGCGACCGTATAGCCGACATTCCACGAGACTATAAGCAGTGGATGATACGCAGTTTCGAGTGGAACTCACGGAACGAGAAGCTGCGCAAGTCCATTGTCGCAACCTTATAACACGCTGACACTATGGGATTAACAAGCATAGACAAGTTCCGCTTCTTCAGCCACGACAATGATATGCGGAATGACCTTAAAATACGAGGGCTGCGCAGGAAGTTCGGCAATGACGGTTACGCCGTATGGAACTATCTGTTGGAGATACTGACAGACGCGGACGATTGGTCGATAACGTTCAACGAGGACAACTGCGAGCTGTTTGCCGCCGACTTCGATGTCACACCTGACAGGCTAAGGGAGATAGTCGAATACTGCGTGTCTATCGGGCTGTTTCAGACAGAGGGCGACAGGCTCTTCTCTGTCAGACACCAAGAGCGGCTGCAATTCGTGTCCGAGCAGAAGAAAACACGTTCCGAAAACGCGAGAAAGGCTATTAACGCCCGATGGAACAAAAAACCGTCTGACACGCAGGAACAACGAACGAATACGGACGTATTACAAACGAATACAGCCGAAATTCAAAATGATACCAAAATAGAAAGGAATAGAAAGGATAGGAATGGAATAGACAAAAAAGGAAAGGAAGAGAATATAGATTACCAAGGCATTGTTCGCCTGTGGAATGATACCTGCCGCTCTCTTCCGAAAGTTCTCAAGCTAAATGACAACAGGCGGAGCAAGATAGAGGTGCGTGTGGCGGAGTTCGGCTGCGAGACACCCGATGACCTCGCGACGTTCCTCGGCTCGCTCTTCCTGCGCTGCGAGCAGTCGGACTTCCTCTGCGGCGGCAACAAGAGCGAATGGACGGCAACGTTTGACTGGCTCTTCGAGAACTCCACGAACTGGGTAAAGGTCAGCGAGGGGAACTATGACAACCGCCACGGCTCAAATAGAGGGCGCACAGGGGTTCAAGACAACCTCGGCGTTGGTGAATACATCACGCCCGAAGGAAAGCGCACATACGGGTCGGGGCGCGCCAACATACCCCAATCCGCGCCGCCGCGACCGTCTGACCGCCACTCGTGGGACGCGCAAACCAATTCTTGGATACTGATATGACCGATTACAGCGACTATGGCATACAGATACCTTTCGGACGGCAGTCGGGCAAGGTCAAGACATACTGCCCGCAGTGTCATCAGACGCGCCGCGACAAGAGGGACAAGAGCCTGTCCGTTGACCTCGACAAAGGGGTGTGGAACTGCCACTACTGCGGATGGGGAGGCTCGATACACCACAAGGAGGAGTGGGAGAAAG